GCGCAACAGTACGGCATCAGGAAAGCTCAGGCTCTGGCCAACGTAGCTGGCAAGTTCGCTTCTGCTACCAAACCAACCAAAGGCGCTGGCACCGGTGCCCCTAAGCCCCTCAAGCTGGCTGAGCAATTGGCTGAAGCCGAAACCCTGCACGAAACCAAACCAACAGAAGCTAGTTTGGCTAGGGTAACCGCATTACGCCGTGCTATGGACCGAGCCAAAACTTCTGACGTTGGCCCAACTCGTGCAGGTCTGGGTGAGGCTACTTTGGACGTTAGAGTAGGCGACGCCATAAACACCGCGCAGCAGAAGCTGCGGTATTCGCCCGAGTATCTGAAAGCAGATGCGGCGACTAAAGGCCAGATGATGCGGGACGAAGCGAATCGGGTTCGCGCAAACGCAAGTAAGGGTACGGGCGTAAACAGTAATTCGACATCGGATTCAGGATCGGGTACAGTCGAGGGACTGCCTGCGGGGGCTACCGTAAAAGGCGATAAGGTTTACGACTCAAGTGGCAAATTAATCGGACACGTAAAATGAAATTTGTTCCCCTCTCTGAATCAACAAAAAACGAAACAGAAGAGGGGGCAAAAACCCTTCAGTTTGTGCCGTTGGCCAAACCCCTTCAGTTCGTGCCGTTGGCCAAACCCAATGCCCCACAAGGCGGTGGGTTTGATATGGGTAACCCAGCAGGGGACGACTTCGGCTCTTCTATTATGGAAGCAGCTCGGGCACCGAAGCCAGAAAGCGTACTTGAGGGTATGGCTATGCCCGGCCCCCTCCCTACCGAAGACAAGATGATTCGCCCTGAGTTCGTGGCGGGTCTGGAGGCACAGCTTAATGCAATGCCGCAAGCCAAGCGTGGCGCTGCGCTTGAGAAGATGCTTCAACGCTCAGACGTTTACGGACGTGCGGCCAAAGTAATCCAAGGCCGATACGCTGCTAGGGATAAGGTACAGCCTACCTCTCTTCAAAACTTGACTGACTTACGTCTGGAGCAGCAACAAAAACGGTTCATGGATCAAGGCATGGAGCCCACTGCCGCTCTGAACCTTGCCCGACAACAAGCTCAACAAGGCGTTGCGCGTCCTGACCTTCAGCAGATGGACCGGGACATTGCGGGCGAGATTGCCGACCAAGAAGCTGCGCGGATGCGCGAGGTGACTAAAGACGCTGGGTTCTTTGGGCGTGTCGGTGAAGAAACTAAAGCGCAGTACAAACAAGCTGGGCTTGGCCTCATGAACGTGTTCGCCGACATCACCGGCGACAAGCAGATGCAGCGAGATATAGCCGGGGCTCGTAACATGGTCGAGGCTGGGCAGCGGGCTATCCCCAAGGGCGACAGCATTTTTGAACGCTCAGCACAAGGGGCCATTTCGTCCTTGGCGGGACAAGCCCCCATGATTGCTTTGAGCGTGCTTACAGGTACTTCAGCCCCTGTTCTTTTGCAGGCGGGTGTCCAACAGTTTGGTGATTCCTATGGCCAAGCTCGAGCTGCGGGTCAGTCCCCCACAGCAGCAGCTGCACGCGCTATCCCTATGGCTGCGGCGGAGGTTTTCTTCGAGCGGTTTGGTATGGAGAAGGCGCTTGCTGGCCTGACTAAACACGTATCCAAGTACGGATACGACTCCATTCCAAAGTACGTTGGCACTGCGATTGCAAGAGAAATCCCCGCGGAGTTGGCTACCACTGCTACACAGTACGGTATCGACATCGTGCCCGGAGTGGGCCTCAACAAAAACCCCAGCTTGGTCGGTCTGTATGAGCAGCTAGAAGAGACTCTGCGCCAAACGATTATTCAAGCTGGTGTTCAAGCGGGTACAACTATTGGGGCCGCAAAAGGCGTGCAGAAGTTGTCAGAAGCGTTGCAGTCTACCGCCCCCAGATACGAGCGCCCTGACGACTCGGGGTACTACCAAGCCCTGCTCGCAGCAAAAAGTAAAGGGTTCTTGGTACCCCAACGCCGCAACCAGATGGTGCCCCCCAGCCAGCCTACCGAAGTTGGCCCTGATGGGCGAATCGAGCCTACACTTAACGAAGAACAGATTACTGCGCAGCCACCTGCCCAAGCCGCTGCCTCAAGAGAAGATCAGTTGGCTGATCTTATTTCTGAGATCGAAGCCACGGGTATCCCTACGGACGATGCACGGGTACAAGCTGAGCAGATGCTCGGTTCCCAAGAAACTGAACAACGCAAAGTTGTAGCTTCTCAAGAAGCTGAAAAGCGTAAAGCTCTAGCCCCCCGCATCATTGAACTCACTCGCGAGTTTGTTGACGGCGGTATGGACCCCCAGCAAGCCAATCAAATAGCCATCCAACAAGCCACTGAGGAGGCAGATGCAGATGAACAAGCCCAACTCGAAGGCGCTGTCGGTAGCGCACCAACTGTCAGTGCCGCAGATCGAACAGGCACTGGAGTGGCTGGACAGCCCGGTAGCATCACCGCCCCCACAGGAGCTGGAGTCACTGAGCCAAGTGGAGTGGTTCCAACTGGACAGACTGCTACAAGCACTGTGGCGGGAGAAGGCGAGCAGTCCGGTGCATTAGTCGCCGAAGCACCTAAAGCCAAGCGTGGCCGACCTGCTGTTCTGACCGAGGAAGAGAAGCAACAACGTGCCGAGGGCAAGAAGCCCGTGCAGGCAGCAAAGGCTAAGGCCGAGCGTTCAATCCTTCGACTGACAAACAAGCTGGACGAGCTGGCTACGCTGCCGGATGAAGGTGATTTTGAGACGGACGAGGATTACGAAGCGGCTTTGGCCGACCACCGTGCCGAGCGCCGCGAGACCATCAAGAGCCTGTTACAAATGCAGGCTGATCCAACGCTTCGTGGTACTAAGGTAGGTGAGCGCGTCAAAGTTGCGCTGGCTCGCCCTGACATCTCCGAGCGAGAAAAGGCCGACCTCAAAGCAGGTATTGAGGCACAGAAACGTGCGCAGGCTGCGGTCCAAGGTGAGCGGGCAAGTTCTTCTCGCGTGACTAAGGGCACACCAGACGCTGCATTCAGCAAGTTCACTAACGGTGTTCAGGCTCTGAACCACATCGTTAAGACAGGTAACGATTTCCAAAAAGCGCTCGGCAAGCGTTTGCGCAGCTTTGTAACCAACGTCAAGTTTGTGGTTATCGAAGAAGGCCAAGAGCTGCCAGCTCAGCTCAAGACAGCAAAGAACGCTCGCCACTGGGATCGTTCCATTGCGCTGTACATCGAGAACTACAACACGGGTGACCGTGTGATCTACGTGCGCGGTGCATCCTTTAGCGAGAACCAAGGTGTCAATAATCTGACTATCTTGCACGAGTTGCTGCACGCAGCCACCAACCGTAAGGTCGTTCTGGCTATCGAAGCAATCAAGAAGGGGGTCAGCCTCAACTCGCCGCTGGTGCGTTCTGCAACCGACTTGCTCCGCACAATGAACAGTGCCATCAGCACGTTCAACGACCTGTCTGTAAAGGGCAAGCTGCCCGAGTACATCTCCTTGCTTGCCGACCGTGGCGAAGTGCTGGAAGACCCTCGCGAGTTTATTGCGTACGGTATGACCGACCCGGACTTCCAGAAGTTCTTGATGAAGGCCCAAGGCTACGAGGAAGACACCTCGTACTTCAACCGCTTCGTGCGCGGCATCCGCGAACTGTTTGGCATGGACGAGGACTCTACCAACGCCTTGACCGACTTGATCGTCGTGACCGACACCATCCTAAGCACCAAGGCTCCGCAGTATCAAGCTCGCGGTGAGCGAGTTTCAGCTACGGCTATGGGGGAAGCTCCGAAAGCCGATGCGCCTATGGCGGGTACAACAGAGGTCAAAGCTCGCCCCAGTGCCAACGTGCAACGTCTGGCCAAGATGCTCGGCTCCAAGCTGTACGGCACGCCAAAAGACATCGCCAAGGTTTCCATCAAAGAGCTGTTTCAGAACTCGTTCGACGCCATTAAAGGTTCGCTGGAGCAAGGGCAGCTGACCAAGGGCAAAGTCGATGTAAAAATCGACAGCGACAATCGCTCTATTCGTATTGTGGACAACGGCCTCGGTATGCCGACCAGCGTGATGGGCAATCAGTTCTTGCAGATTGCGGGTACTGTCAAAGAAACAAAGCGTGCGTCTGGCGGCCTTGGTGTCGCCAAGATGTTGTTCCTGTTTGAGAACAAGCAGCTGGAAGTTGTGTCGTTGCGCGATGGTGTGATCTCCCGCATGACCACTAACGGGGATGACTTAAAGGCTGCGCTGGATGACGGGGATCGCGCACCAAACATTGAGGTAACTTCCGACCCAGCGGCGGTGCAGCGCTACATTGATACTCTGTTCCCTGATGGCCACGGTACTGCGGTGACTGTGACAATTCCTGAGACGTTCACCAATGAGTCCACGGGGGAGCAGGAAAAAATTGACTTCGATACGTATGACCTCAAAAGCGCTCCTGTGCTGGAGTACAGCCCACTGTTTGGTGACATTGACGTAACTGTTGACTCTGGGTACGGCTCAAGAAGCCTGCCAATTGGCTCTAAGTTTCCAGTCGATGAGTTCACTCCGTTTGCAAACGTCAACTTTGCATGGGGCACTGCGCGTATCTACGTGTCCAAAGAGAAGGTGGACAACTGGCGGGACAACACCCACGTGCTATCCAACGGGTTGTGGCAATTTGACATGTCGATCAAGGACCGTCCCGGATGGGAAGGTAAAGCAATTAAGCGCACGTTCTATGTGGATGTGACCCCCGCCGAGAACGTCAGACCGGAAGATGCTGGGTACCCATTCGACTTGAACCGTCAGAACTTCTCGGCTGTAGCCAAGGATGACTTCGGAAAAATCTTTAACTACATCACTGCCATTTACAGCCAGCTTGATCTGGCTAGTGGGGTTAAAAACTTCGGCACGGTGCAGTATGTCAACGCTGACGGCTCACTTACTCAAGCAGAAAAACTCGAACCAACGGCCCCTCAAACCGACAACGCATTTACGCTGATCAAACCCGGCGATGAAGTTGAAGTCCGTGAAGGCGTGCTGTATGTAAACAACCGCGCATTGCCTGAGTTGACCGCCAAAGACTTGGAGAAGACGAACATCCGCATCGACGAGTTGACTATTCCGCAAGAGGAGATTGACTCGACCAAGGTCATGATCCACGACAACACGGTTACGCAAGTAACGACTGTGACCGAAGAGGATGCAAAGAAGGCGCTAACTGGTTTTGTCGCAGGTGATCCAAATACCAAATTGACTGATCTCGGTAACGGGCGATACTGGTTGGCTGCTTATGGCATCAATGACGCGGGGACACCCTCGCAGCTTGTCAAAATGGTTCAAGACGCGGGCCTAGAAATTAACGCTCCTACGGGCTCCCCTCAGTCCTTGTCCGACCTTGCTCGGAGTACGTTTGGCGCTTCTCGGGTCAACAAGTACATGGCAACGATCGGTGAGACGTTCCATTTGTTGCGTGATGCTCTACTGTCAATCGACAGCACGTACTCCGATATGTCTACTCAAGCCTTTGGTGTGAGTATTGACAATGAGTATTACGGTGTCAGCATCATGGTGCCGTTTAAGGGTATGTTCATCAACCCGGCTACGACTGACTTGCGCGACACCCCTGCGCAAGTCGCAGTGTCTATGGTCGGCACAATGATCCACGAGATGGCCCACTTCCGCATGCGTAACCACGGCGGTAGCTTTGCGTCTGAGATGCAGAAGATCATGACGCTGCTTGACACGCATCCGTCTTTCGATTTACAACAGGCCAAAAAAGACCTGACCAAGTTCATCACCAACAACGATGACATCTTCAAATTTTTAGACAAGGAGTTCCGCAGTGGAAATATCAAACCTCGTGGCAACCGCTTCCAAGACGCTAGCTACCAACAAATCGGAGATGAAGGCGCTTCTGACGCAATGGAAAGCGAACGCGCAGCAGGACAAGGAGGACCCGGCGTATCAACAGGGGTTGGAGCAAGCGCTCAAAGTATTGGACAAGTCGGCCAGCCTGCCGGAGCTAGTGGCCAAACTTCGCCGACTGGAAACGCAGTCCGTACCCAGCAGAAGCTAAACCGTGCGGTAAAAGTAGCAAACGCTAAGTTCGAGGAGTCTCAGAACGGGGACGAGTACAGCAAGGCGGTGTCCTTACTGCAAATGATGCAAGACCCCCGTAAGGTGGTCCCAGTTATTCGCGACTTGTACAGCCGTATGGGCATGGGCGCACGGTCAGCTTTGACCCGCGTGATGACATCTGACCTTATGGTGGAGTTAACCGCTCAGGATGTGCCTGAGCTGCGCAAAGTTGACAAGTTGATGCAGCAAATGAGCGGCATGACGCAGACGCTCCTCAAGGGAGCGGGTGACCTAACCAACGACATTGCCCGTGCGTTTTACAAAGACCGGACCCTGCGCGAGAAGCTAGACCGGATTACGCATATGGCTACCTTGGCCGAGTACGACCCAGCAGATAAATCCCAGAAGCTGCGCAACAAGAACCTTGATGCCCAATACGATGCCCTCGGCCCAGAAGGTCAGCGTATTTACAACCGCATCAAGCGTCACTTTGAAATTCTGTCGAACACCTTCTCTAAGTTGCTCGATGACCAGATCACGCAGTCGGGTCTGCCAATGGCTGAGCAAGCCAACCTGATCAAGAAGATCAGGGCCATGTACGAGACCGGTAGCAAGATCACTCCGTACTTCCCACTGGTGCGCCGTGGTGATTTCTGGTTGTCGATCGGCACAGGTGAGACCCGCAAGTTCTTCATGTACGAAAGTATGGGCGAGCGTGACCGTGCGATGCAAGGGTTTGCCGACGAGAAAGTGAAGCAAAAGCCCGGTGAGTCAGATGCTGTGTTCCAAAAGCGCCGTGCTCGAAATATGCAGGACTTGCTGGAGTCGGAAAACTTCGTGTACGGCAACGACATCAGCGCGTTGCGCAAGACCACGGTTGGCAACAGCCAGCTTCTGTCCGGTGTGTTTGCTGAGATCGACAAGACCGGGGCCAAAACTGATTTCACCCCAGAAGCCAAAGAGCAGCTCAAGGATGCGGTGTACCAGCTCTACTTGCAGACAATGCCCGAGCAGAGCTTCCGTAAGCAGTTCATTCACCGTAAGGGCTTCGCTGGCTTCCGCACCGACTTGCTGCGCAACGTGGCCGACACAACCACCAAGATGGCAACTCAGCTTTCTCGTATCAAGTACGCCCCCCTGCTGCGCAACTCGCTGTCTCAGGCGCGTGATTCGATCAAGAACCGTCCGATGTATGAGCCTTACGTTGCTGCGTTTGAGCGACGTGCGTCTGACGCATTGTCAGCAGGTAAGCCATCCTTGGCCGAGAGCATTGCAGCCGCAAGCAACAAGTTCTCGTTCATCTTCTATCTGGGCGGTATCTCCTCGGCGATGCTCCAGCCATTGAGCTTGTTCCAGACCGGCATCCCCGTGCTCACAAAGTATGGTGTTGGGAATGCCTACGCCGAGATGGGCAGGATGCTCAAAGTGTGGAACGAGTTTGGCGCGATGAAGAAGAACGCCGACGGTACTTTCTCTTGGGCACCTCCGTCCATCGAGAACACCACCCGCAGCGCAGACGAGCGCCGTGCCATCAAAGACATGCTGGCTAGGGACATCACCACCTCCACCTACGCACGCGATGCGCTGGACTACAAGGCTACGCCTACTGACGCTATCCCATCACCCAAGGTGCAGTTTGCCAAAGACACTGTCGGCGCGTTGGTGCTTGGTGGGTTGATGCACTCGACTGAACGTATGTCTCGTGAGGCCATGTTCCTTGCAGCGTACCGACTAAACCGCAAAGCAGGTCGGGACCATGATACCTCGGTGGACAACGCTGTCTACGATACCAACGAAGCCCTTGGTAACTATGGCCAGTACAACCGACCCGACTTTATGAAGGGCGCTGCGGGCAAAGTCCTTACGCAGTTCATGATGTACCCGGTGTACATGACCGCGTTCTTAGGTAGGAACTTTGTGGAGATGGTTAAGCCAATGAACGGGCGTACCCGCTGGGAAGCCACCAAAAAGTTCTTCGGCACTATGGGCCATACGTTTGTGCTCGGTGGTGCAGTTGGCCTGTGGGGTTTCAGTACGGTTATGGGCTTCCTTGGTGCAATGTGGAACGCACTTAAGGACGACGAGTGGTCTGAAGAAGCCAAGAACATGAGCTACGAATTGTGGTGGCGCACCGTCTGGCTCAAGGAGCAGCTTGGTGGTACTCAGATTGCTGGATACGATCTTGCCGACGTAATTGAGCGCGGCCCTGTCAACGCCATCACAGGTGTGGACATCTCCAGCCGTACGAGCTTGAACAATATGTGGCTGCGCGATAGCAAAGAGACTGCGACTACCCGCGAAAGTGCTCTGGCTTTGGCAGTGGAGAAAGCTGGCCCAACCGCCAACATGGTTCTGTCGCAGCTTGATGCCTACGATGCGTTCACACAAGGTGACTACAAGAAGGGTGTGCTCAAAGCCGCCCCTGCTGGTTTCCGCAACTGGATCAACGCGGCCAACTATTACAAGGAAGGCGCAAAGGACAACAAGGGTGCTGAGATTCTGTCCCGCGATGCGTTCACCACGGGTGAGTTGATCTTCCAAGCTGTCGGCTTCCGCTCAGACCTGCTTGCGAATACGCAGTACGTAACCTTCAAAGTCATTGGCCTTGAGCAGAAGATTTTGAATGAGCGTACCAAGATCATGAACCAGATTGACCGTGCGTATAGACAAGAGGACTTCGATGCCTACACCGGCTACTACGATGATATGCAGAAGTTCAATCGCAAGTACCCTACGTACGAGATCACAACCGACAACCTTGTGGACTCGTTAGAGCGCAAGCAAGAGCAGCGCGGCAAGTCTTTCCGAGGCGTCACGTTGACCGAGAAGAACGTGGGTCCGTTTGCGGATGTATTGCTCCCGTCCCGTATTGCGGCAGACAAGCGCGAAGAAAAGAACCGCCAGAAATAAAAAACCCCCCGGCGCAAACCGGGGGGTAAAAGAAAACCAACAAGAAGAAACGCTGGCAACTCATTCCAGCAACTCCAGTGTAATTTAGACTCGCCAAACGCGCAAGCCTTTGATGCCTTCTTCGATCACTACTTTGCTGACGGTATTAATCTTCAGGCGTTTGGTGACCACGGCCAGAGTTTTTCTAGCCGCTTCATGATCAATGCAGGGTACAAAAAAGGAGTACCCCTTTCGGAATTTCTTCCAGTCAATCTGGAACGACACCGTTTCGATTTTCATCTGCGCTCATTTGTACGTCCACTTGCAAGAAATCTGAAGACGAGGCGTCGAACTTCAACACTCGGACGGCGGGGGAAACCATCTTCATGCCCTTGGACATTCGTTTGTTCATGGTCTCGATGTAGCAACCAAGTTGTTGGAGCTCCTTGAGAGTACCCTTGTAGTTGATCTGCTGACGTACGCAGAAGTCTTTGAACGCCTTGGCCGCGATGTACAGCTCTTTGGTGTCGGGCTCGTAGCGAATCATCAGCTCACCACGGGGCTCCAGCAATGGAAGTGCGGACAGGTTGCTTCGGGCGTCCACTTCACCGTTAACCACCAGCGCGTTAGAAATGTGTGCGTTGATGAACTCGCCGACTGCGGTGATCGGCGATGCCTGTGGGGGCTTTACGTCTTGCCGCATTTCGCTGAGCATACGCTTAAGCCACTCGTAGACGGCCTTCATATCGAAGTCGTGCAAGCCAAGACTTTTGGCGACTAGGCCACCAGCAATGTTGCAAGCGGCAACACCGGACCAGAAACGCTCACGCTGGGTGAACTGCACTTCCTTGTCGATACGGGCCTGAACCTGACGCATCAAGTCCACTGCTTCTTCTTTGTTGTTCACCAACCACTGTGCGTAGACTTCCATTGCGTGGCCATAGTTGTCCCGCAGTTGGTGGTCAAACATCTGCTTGCCCTGCTCCATCGAGATCAAGTTGTTGTGGTCCACACGGTACTCAAGCAGACGCATTGACTCACCATCCGGCGTGCTCTTGGACACACCGAGCTTCTCGTAAAAGCTGGCGTTGGAAGAGCAAAGGCTTATACCCTGCCATTTTGTGTTGTTGACGCGCAGCGTGTTGGTCGAGCCGTTCATCTTGTCTTTGCCGCGGCCTTGGCTGATGCTGTACGACAGGTCGGAGAACTCCATGCCGCTCATGTTCGTAATCTCGTCAATCGTGTTAGCAAGGTTGTTCATTACACCGAGTCGGTGAATCTTGGCGTTGAACGTATCCTTAAACATGGATGTCAGCTCTTTCGGCTGGCCGCTCACGCTGTTGCACATATACAGGGCTGTGGACTTACCCGAGCCTGACTCTGGGGAAATGATGTTGATGATCGCGCCTTCCAAGCCAGTGAACTTAAGCAGTGGGGAGCCGAACGCTGTAAGCGCGGCAAACGCATGGGGCTCCATCCCCGGCAAGGCGTAGAGGTTAAACACTTCCTTCCACTTGGCAAAGTCACCCTTAACGTGAATCTTCTCGGCGGCTTCTTTGTTGGTGCTAGACGGTGGGCTGTAGAACACACCGTCCTTGGTAATCTCGCGGTCGCCGAGGATGAACTTACTGTCACCATCGGCCCATCCAAATTGAGTTCTCATGGTCTCTGCTTTCTTTACATACTGCAAATTCTTGACGAACGACACAACGAACGAAGCAAGGTTCTCGTATTGCTTGTGGTGCGCCATGACACCGTTGTGGGCCAACTGCTTGCGCAGGTCATCTTTTGCAGAAATTGATGCTGTGGAAATACTGAACTCGCGCACACCATCGTGCGGCAGGTGCAGCCGAAACAACGCGACTTCCCCAACCTCGGAGTCTTTCATGCGCTTTACCACGTACAGATCGTGCTCGTACACCAATGTTGGTTCGTCCTCTTCTTCACTGGCGCGGCGGTATATGCCACCTTTTGCGCCGCGAAAAAACGGGTACGGGTACTCGGGTATCCGGTAGTGTGTTTCTTCGCCGGTTTCCTCGTCGGCAACTACAAAGTCATTGTCGTCTGGGTCGGCTTCTTCGATCTCTATGCCGAGCACGATTGGGGACTTGATCTTGCCTTTGTGTGGGCATTCATCGCATCCAGTCGGGTTCAACTTTTCAAACGTGGCGCAGTGGTGTGGTCCACCCTTGGCGCGAAGCTGTGCAAGTTTCTGGTCAACTTGGGCGGGGTCATACTCGGGATGCCCCTTAGACATCTTGTGTGCTGAAGCATCACCATCGGAGCAAAATGCCGCGATTGAAAGCGCGGAGCGCCACAGGGGTTCTTCTATGGATGCTTGGTTCTCAAAGCAGTTAAGCAGTTGCTGGCAACCGTCACCCTTGGCAGACCGAAGCATGATGGTCTTGAACTTTTTGACTTTGTTACCCATGAGTGCTTCCATCATCGGGCTCATTGAGCGCGGTATGAAGTCGGGTACATCGTCTTTGGGTTCAGGTGCACCGAGTAGCTCTTTGAACTGCTCGTACGTCAGGCGCTGTGTTTTCTCGTTGAGGACCGTTACAGCCTTGGGGTCGTCTTGTTTGAAATTGAAAGTACCGGGAATACGCAAGATGCGTGATGCCTCAAACACTGACGAGTCAACAATCAGTCCTTGCTCTACGCACAGCTCACGGAGTCGGTTGGCCAGAGGCTCCCACTCACGGCGGGTCACTACTTCTTCTAGAAGCCAGTATGCGTGAATCCCGTAACCGGAACTCACCAGAATTGGTCTTGGTAGCCCAACGCTTATGCAGAACTTCTTGAACTCATCGAGTCCAATCTGTTGGGTCAAGTAGCCCCTAATGATGCCCTTTTCGTCTGGGACTCCCTTGGCGGGGCCGCAGTCAATGTCCATCCACAGTGCGCGGAAGTATGTGGCATTCTCATGTGTCCGATTGTTTAATGGGCCGTACTTGGCGCAGCCAAAATACGCATCCACCTTACCACGAACAAACTTTTTGGCTATCTCATTGACCTCTTCTCTAGTATCTACAAAGTGTTGATCCGGGTACCGACCGATACCAAGAACACAGTACCGCCCTTCCGTGGGCAACACGGTGTCGAGTAGGTCAAAACTGGACATTTTTTATTTCTGCTTGTTGCGGCGGCTCTTGATGCTGCGCATATATTTTTCTATGTCGGCGTGTATATCTGGGTGGGGCACGGAGTCCCCTTTGAACCAGTTGTAAACGGCCATGCGACTGACTCCAAAAGAATCAGCAACATGGCTTACGCTTATGCCTTCAAGAATACATACACGGCCCAAGGCTACGCCCGGAGACTTGATGTTCGCCTTTCTATTGGCATACACCAAGCTCTGGCTGTAACCATAGCTCATGCTTACTCCTCGTCAGTCCATGCGGCGACAACAGAACCCAAGTCCTTCTTCACAGTCGGGGCAGGTGCTTCAGCTTTTTTGCTCTCGCGCTTGGTAGGTTCCGCCACTGCGTCCTCAACCGTCACAGGTGTAGCGGCTTTTGGTGCAGGTGCGGCGGGGGCTGGCGCTCCCAATTTAGGGGCTCGGCCAGACGCATCCGCTTGATACGGAGTCATCAAGACCATCTTCTGCACTTCAGGCTTTGCCGCCACTTCGCTAGTCACAGCGTACTCAGCCTTGTTGATGAAGCGTGATGGTGTGAACAGCACAGACGCGTTGTCGTTTTCTTCGTTGAAGCTGATGGTGGTGACCACGTAGTCCAAGCTCTTGCCGTTGTTGGCGAGGTACTTGGTGTAGTTGCCAAAGGTGTGGGTGTTGTCGGAGGCGCTGTCACCGAACAACGACTTGGAGGCCAAGTTCATTTGGTAGATTTCACCTTCCAGTGCGGTACCAAAGTCTTCTTCCAACACCATCGCGATACGCTGGCTGTAACGGCAAGCCTTGGAGTTACCCATGCCCGAACCTTTGATGTTCCGTGGGCATGTATCGCAACGATCAGATTGCGCATTGGCAGAACCAGCGTCAGGTACGTTGCCATCATTGCTGAAGCAATCAGGTGCGCTTGGCTCAGCATCGGGAGTCCACTGCTTCACATAGAAAATGCGGCCAACTTTGGGGGATGCGTTAACGATGATGGCGTTGATGTTGCCCTTCACCTTACCCATCTCTTCGCCACCAACCACTTTGCGGAAGATGCCGTTTTTCGGCACGATACGCTTAACGCCGGACTTGCCAGCAAGGGATTTTGTAAGACCACTGACACCTGTTTGTTGCAGGAAGTCGGGGAGGTCTTGATTCAGAAGTGTGATATTGCTCATCTTAATTTCCTTTGGAACGTCTGACAACCACGGAGTACGAACTTTCCACGTTAACCCCAACGGGGAACGTGTCGGGATTCTCAGAAAGAAACTCTTTCAGGTGTGTCTGATGGAGTCGCTTTTCTAACAGGCCAAACGCATCGTGTTCTTTGATGAACTGATACATTGAATCCCAATCATTCGTCCAGTACCGTGACTTTACCGAACGGATGATCGTGCCATGTGGGGTGCGAACGCTGTCAGCGTTCATTTGCTTGCAGATTTCGAGCATCTCGGTTTCGATGATGTTCATCTGCTCTTCGAGTTCTTTTTCGCGGGTCTCGGCCTCACGGCGCATGTCATCCCGTTTGTCGCGCATCTTGAGGTAGACGGCGGTTAACTTGTCAAGGTCGTATTGAGGGGGTTCTTGCCCCTGAACTTCTTCGTCCATACTTTTTCTCCTAGTTGGTTGGTTAGTTGGTGAAGGTACTCTACCACAACTCTTGACAGTGTCAAGAGGTTTCTTCAAATATTTCTTTTTGGTAGAGGTCGATGATTTCTCTATGTCCCGCCACGTTGTTTTGCAACATGGAGTACAGGCGGCTTTCGACTTGGCTTCCACGGATGTGGACGATGGTCATGGGGTTGACCTGACCGGGGCGATCGATACGTGCATTGGCTTGCAAGTACGTTTCTACACTGGTGCACGGAGCGTACCAAACAATGGTGTCTGCGGCAGTAAGGGTAAGCCCGTGGGATGCGGCTTGCGGTTGGATGATTAGAACCTTCGGGTCGAGTTGCTCTTGGAACTGCTTGACCACGTCCGATCGTTTGTTTACCGGCACACTACCGTTAATGATTTCGCACGCCACACCATTCTTTTTTAGGTGCTTCTCAAGTAGCATGATCGAGTGGGTGAAGGGCACAAAGATCAGCACCTTGTTACTGCACTCGTCCACAATCTCCTGCACCACGTTGAGCCGATTGCTCACGTCAAAGTCCACGACTTCGCCAGTGTCGGTGTAGATCGAGCCGCATGAAATCTGGAGCAGCTTGTTGATCTGAGTGGCGGCGTTGACCGCTGAGATTTCTTCACCCGCAGCCTCAATCATCATCTCCTTCTTGAGTAGCTTGTAGAAGCCAGCTTGCTGGGGGGTCAATGGGGCATCACGCTCAACGAACGTCAGTGGAGGCAGGTCAATACACTGGCGCTTTTCAAACCGAATTGCGGGTTGCAGTACGGTGTGCACAGTGTGCTTTGCAGTCGGCTTCGGTATGTAGCGGTACTGACTGACCTTGTCCATGACCATGTCTTTGAAGTGTGTAAAGAACTGCGGCACACCCTTGGGATTGACCAGCTTTGCCAAACCATAAGCATCGGCGGGGGACTGAGCGGCGGGTGTACCCGTCAACATCCATAGGCCCTTTATAACTCTTGTTAGGTCTCGCAGGTCTTTCCAGCGGCTTGTCTGTGCGTTCTTATACGCAGACGCTTCGTCTACAACAATGAGGTCAAACCCACCGTTGATGATCTCATCCTTGACAATGCCGACACCATCGAAGTTGATGATGACGAACTCAGCCCCAGCGTTGATGATTTCTTTGCGCTTACGTGCATTGCCATAGGCGACAGAAACCGTGCGGTGCAGTGCGAACTTAAACAGGTCACCCTGCCAAGCGGACTTCATGATCGACAAGGGGCATATGACAAGCACTCGGCGAATGAGGCCAATGTGCATGAGGTAGTCAACGGCCCAGATCACTGATGCTGTTTTGCCGGTGCCTTGCTCGTTGAAGCAAAACGCCTTGCGGTTACTAATCAAAAACTCTGCTGTTGACTTCTGATGTACGAACGGAGTGAACCCGTGGGGACGTGGCCACTCATACTCTGATAGGTTCATTTTTTCTTCCGTTCCTTTGTGCTGGTCTCGGTCACCAGCTTGTGGTTGCTGTTGCGTTTAAACGAACGGTTCTTGGCCGCGCTTTCTATGCGCACGCCGTTTCCGTTGGTTCCTCCATTAGATAAAGCCTTGACGTGCGCAACATCTTTTCCTTCGCGGACATCAGCCTTGCCGTCACCGTCTCGGTCGGCGTGTTTCTTGTCAATGGTCTCTCGTGCACGTTGGCGTTCAGCTCGTGCTGGCCCTTCTCTTCGGGCTTTTTGCAATTCGTATTCATGTTTGTATGGGCGGGGGGTTTTGGTGTAAGGCATTTCAGCTCCTGTTGTACTCACACTGCTTCACGGGGCAGAACTTGCACAGTGGTCCTTGAACGGGATTCCACACCCCATTTTCCAGTGCCGCCTCAATTCGCGCAACATCCCGTGCAGGTTTTTCTACATACTTGGGAACCATCACAGCATGGTGCTCAGCTTTGACAAACTCTTTACTTACAACGAACAAGAGGGCTGACTTGATACGCTCAATCTTGGGGAATTTGGCAAAGATGCCGGTCGCCACCAAGTCCAATTGTTTTACGTCAGCGTACCGGGCACTCTTGCTGGTTTTGTAGTCCACAGAGTAGGCCATCTTCTTTTCTTCGTTGATCACGACCAAGTCGGCGATGCCGTGCCACCATACGTCCGGGGCGTGAAACTCACACGACTTCAGGTCTTTGGTGAAGCCCAGCATCATCTCGCAGTGCTTCTCGCCGGGGATTGCTTTGAGGCTGTCCAGCGTTTCTTGCATATACGCAAACTGAAGGGGAACTGGTTTATCGTCGCGGATGTATTCCTCCGCAACAGTGTGAGCCCACTTCCCGTACAGCGTGGCCGTGGTGTCCGACTCGACAATGTCCTTGGCGATCTTGGTGTGGTAATACTTCTTCGGACATTGCTGGAATGTCTTAAGACTACTGAATGACCAGACGATGTTCATGTGTTGAGTCCCTTCAAGATCAAGAGGGTTGTGAGTGCTTGCGTAAGCGTTTGATCTTCGGGCACTATAAACATCTCGTTTGTCCAGTCAGGTCCGTGGTTGTTGGGCTTGTACGTGCTCACCTCCAAGATGCGTCCGTTCATGGCCTTCATCACGCCGATTCGGAACGTGGGAATGGAATCACTACGCACGTCTGAGCCCCGTGACACCAAGTTTTCCTTGCCGTCTTCGTCACGTAGTACCCACTGAATTAGTTGTTTAAGTAGTTTTCTCATTAACATTCTCCATAGCTTTTGCCTGATCCAGATTCGCAGTTAAGCGGGAGGTCAGGCCCCCACTGCGGACGTATACGCATACACAGCTCAACGTACTCCACCGCACGTTCAACCTCGGCCTCGGGCACGATGCAAGCGATCGCGTCATGCACTGTCATGACCACTTGGTACTTCTTCGCAACCAGCAACATCTGATCGCCAATCACAATTCGTGCAAGTGCTTGGCATACGTTCTCCACCACCTTGCCGCCATAGATGCGGTTGGGGATTGTGGCCTTGCCCTTCTTGGTGTCGTACACATACTCGGGCTTGCCGTCTTCGTTGGTAGCCCAGCGTAGGTTGGGGTAGCGCAAATACAAGCCGTTCGGTAACAGGATGCCAGCTTTGCCTTCAATTTTCAAAAGCCCGTCTCGGCCAAGCTCGGTGGATTGGTTGCCGATGATGGCCCCAAGGATGCCCCCTGCGGCTTTCCACAGCTCAGTGATCTTTGGGTATGTGCGGCGGTAGGTGTCAATGATGCGCTTGGCCTCATCCAGTTCAATGACCACGCCAAAGTTTTTGAGTTGCGCTTGGAACTTCGCCGCTCCCATGCCGTACCCCGCCCCAAGAATTGTCGTTTTACCAACGAACCTTTCGTTTTTGGAAATCTCCGAGATTGGCTTGCCGTAAATAGCAGCAGCCATGATTTTGTAAACGTCCTCGCCACGGTCAAATGCCTCCACTAAATCATCTTGCCCAGCTAGCCATGCCAGCGTACGTGCTTCAATCTGCGATGAGTCTGAGTCGATCATCATGTAGCCAGTCGGTGCCAAAATAGAGTGCTTCAGCGGGGAACTTCTCGGCAGGTTCTGCAAATTTAATTTGTCGTCACCACCCCACCGTCCGGTGTGGGCCGCGTAGTATCGCAAGGGAACTGGCATAGGCCCGCGTTGGGCAATCCCAATGAACCGCTCAGTTCGGCTCTCCTCAATCGTGGACTTGGTGCCCAGCCGGGCGGCAACCAATGTCTGCACTGCGGTAATTGGATGCTCAAGTAGGGCTTTGAACTCCTCGTCCGTCTTGGCAAACGCATATGTCAGCTTGCCCGTGGCAGGGCTCTTCTTCATTGGCGGCTCGACACCTAGATCGCGCAACAGGCCAGCAAACTGCGGATTGCTCATCAACGCGTCTTTGTCAAAGGTCCGAAGCAGCTCCTCTTTGCGGGTTTGCTCGTTGCTCAAGTGAGCGCGAAGCATCACCGGGTCCAGACGCAACACTGGGTCGGTGAACATGCGAACGGTCAGGTCGATCAGGCGCAACTCAGTCTTGGGGAATCCTTGGCTCATGTGGCCAAACAAATCCCACGTCAGCGTCACGTCATTGCAGCAGTACGATCCGTAGTCGGCCAGCTCCTCGGGGGTGAAGGTGTTGCGGAAGTAGTTGATGTATTGCTTGACCTGCGTACCCTTGACCCCGATGCTGTAGTGCTCAGCCAACACAGCGAGACTGCCGCCTACGTTGGTACCGTGAAGCGCACGTCCCATGCTAAGCGTGTCCAGCCAGCCCTTGGGTTTGATACCGAAGTGATGCGACATGATGAACCCATCGAACACAGCGTTGTGCGCCAGCGCAAGGGAGTTGGCCCAGTCAAACTGCTTGAGGAACACAGCGGTGTCTGCCATCGAACCGCTGAACCACTCGGGCTCACCGTCATTGATTTGCACCGCCACACCGATCACCTCAAAGCGTGGGTCTCGTACGTATTCCTCGGTAGTCTGAGTCTTGAACCCAAGGTCACCGCCATACGCAGATTCAAAATCGATCGTAATGATGTTCATTTGAAGTTGTACCCCGGTTCTTTGGGTTGTACTTGGTTGGAAATTGTTGTGAGGCGGCTATCGTATTGGCTTGTAGTGATAACCCCTTGGGTGTACCCTTTCATCTGCTCTTGCATCTCGTCTCTCAGCAGCGTCTGCACTACGCTGTAGTCAAACTCTTTGCGGCGTACAGTTTTCAGCGCCTCGTGTAGTGCGCCTTTCTCGGGCTCGGTCATCACCTCACGGAACTTCTCTTTGAAAATGAAGTGCCACTTGTTCGCCTCGTTGAAGAACTCCTCGGGGTTGGTCTCCATGCGCTTGATGACGGTCTCGACACCTGTTGAAAAATTAGACATTGTTTCTCTCCTTGCACTCGGTGATGACTTCCTTCAGGTAGTCAAGATTGGTTTCGTTGATGATGCAGGTGTACCCACCCGCCTTGTTGATCTGCCCAAGGTTCTTGAGTTGCAGTGCGGTGGTCTTGCCCTTACCTGCCTTGGCCTCGATCGCCACAAAGTAGCCGTTCACACAGCACAGGAAGTCGGGCACACCAGCGTTACCGTAGCCACTGCCGATTGGCATAGCGTAGTAGACGTTGTGTTCTTTCAGGATGGTCTTTATTTTGGCCTTGACCTTGGCCTCTGGCGTGGTTGCCATCTAATACTCCAATTTGTTTTCAGGACTTTAAGCATACCACGTCTCTTTACTTTGTCAACACCCAGACGCAAAAAAGCCACCCGAAGGTGGCTCAGTAGTTTTCCTAACAAATGTTAGGTAGCGTGAGTCAGCTCACGTTGTAGGTACCAAATGGCTTTCTCAAGGTCTTGCTTGCGGTTGCCCTTGTAGTCGGCACGGGCGATGTACTTCAAAGCGTTACCCATGTTGTAGTTGAGCTTCTTGGCCTCAATGAAGTCGATGGTCTCGATTCCACCTACCTTGTAATGCGCAGGATGATTAACGGAGTCGGCTTCAGATTCGTGCATAGTCACAGGCATCTCTTCTACGATTGTTACTTTAGGGGTGGGCTCTGGGAACCTATTGCGGATGGTCTCTGCAAGCTCAGCGGCTTTTTTCTCCATCGTGCTCTTGGCCATATACGCAATCTGATACGACACGCCCATTGCTTTAGCAACCTCAGACGTGGTTTTGTTGGGGTACTTGGTGAAGTAGTCCCGAAGGCTTTGCGCTTGGGATGGTTTTTGGGCTGGCTTCTTAGTCATTGGTTGCTCCTTGAGTTTGACTATTAACGTACTCGGTAAGAATTTCTCTCATTTTTAACTGCTTGGAATACGGGTAGTGTTGGTCAAAAAAGGCCGTCACTTCTTTTGGTAGCCGCAAGCTAGTACAGTCAAGCGCGGGTTTCTTACCAAGCCCCCGCCCTTTACGTTTTTTCACAGGTTTGAGTTCTTCAATCCCGGTTGTCATTTTTCCCCCTCGTATTTTTTGGCGGGTGCGGGATGAATGAACGTACCCCCGTATATGTGCCCCCGTGGCTCATTAAGAAACACACGGTCATTCAGTGTTTTGTCGTTCTGGAAAAACTGTGGGTGTGTATCTTGCATAGACTTAACTACGGAATCCAAGTTTCTGGGCGTGGCTTCGCGTAGTTCTGACTGTAAGTACAGGGGCAAAAGGGAATGGAATGGATGGCTCATGGTTTCTCCTTGGGTTAAAAAAGCGCTTCTGGTAAATCAATCGTTGGGTTCAGTTTGTTTTGGCTGTGCATCCAGATCAGTACTTGTGCGTCTGCTTGGTTGAACGGCCACCACTTGTTTTCTTGCAGGGCGCGGCATTGCTCCATCTGTGATTTGCTCCACTGTGGTAAACGTGTGAAGGTTGCCGCATTCTTTTCTTCTCCATATGGAATTAGATGCTTCATGCTTTCTGGTCTCCAGTATTAGTACCCATGCGTTGCATATAGGACATTTCATAGGCGGGCCAAATCTCTCTCCAGTTTGGATAGCAATTGGTTCCATGTTTCATAGTCACTCAGCCCGTTAAGCGCGTCTACCATATCCTTGGCCGAGTTTGTAACCCGTTCGAGGTCGGCAATACGTGCCTTCAGTTTGCGGTTCTCTGCCTCTGCGTCAGCAAGGGCAAGGTCCAAGTTTCGTTCTTCAGCGTTCATTTGATTTCTTTCCTTTTGATTTGCGCTTGTGGCGGCTCGTTGGCAAGCCAGACCGTGTAGCTCTTGGTTCGGTGGTCTTTGAGTTGTCTAAAAGACACTTTGTCCTTAACACCCCTGTTGTTAAGGAAGCGTTGCATCGACCTTCTAACGCTGTCAAACTCTTGTTCTGGCACCACCATCGCCTGATTGAATTCAAGCAGGGTCATAAACTTGGCGTCATACTGCGTTACTCCCTTGCGCTTGGTGTTGACCTGCGGGATCGGGACAAACCGAATCACTTCTTCCTTGGTGAAGATGTTGGTGACCGGGACAAATCGAGTTGCTGTCATGTGTTCAGCTCCTTGAGTTTGGCTTCAATGGCAACAATAAAATCTGCCGTAGTCATATGGCTATACCGAAACTCGTGCTTTTGCTCATCCGTCAGCCCTACCCAAGGCCGCTGTCGCCGTGACTCAGCTAGCGCATCTGACAGGATTTCCACCTGTTTGTTGGTGGCATCAAGTTCTGCTTGCAGGTCAGGTGCTGCAAGGGCTTGCTTGATGGCGGTGATGGAATCTCGGGTAAGGCGCACTGGTATGTAGCCGTCCTGTTCGCAAATCTCCAACGCCTCCAGCGCCAGCTTCAGTGCTTCTTTGCTCATGCGTCCTCCCATTTTTGTGAAACACTGCACCAGTAGACCGGGTGGCAGTCAATGATGATGTGACCAGCCACGATGTCATCCACTTGGCCGCCAAGCTGGTAGTACGCGCCGTCCTTGATGCCCAGCAGGTACTCGTCGGGCGCAAGCTCAACCGTCACCCTGCGACCACGCTTAAGTGTCGCTACTTCGTCTTTGATCGTTCTCATTTCTGTTGCTCCTTAAGTAAGGTTCCAATGAATTTGCTGCACCTCGTGCATTGGTACAGGTAGTGGTTGGGTCTGCGCCAAGCTATGCCAAATGTAGTCGGCTCCCATCGGTGTTTGCAGTTCATGCAATGTCTCCGTAATCCCATTGGTACCCGCATCGCGGGCAGTGGATGCGGTCGTTCAGTAACTGGAACAGTTGGTTCTCACACACCCGGCAAGTCCACACTTCAGACCCCGGTGCCGGTGCGACATCAAACTTGCTACGACCGCGCATGCTCTTGCACTCGGGGCACTCGAACTCCATGGTGCCCAGCTCCCACACGGCGGTCCACTCGTGGTCGCATGCTTGGCAGAAAAGCTCTCCAGCTACATGCGGCTCACGCTCTTTTTTGGCCTTGGCGAAGTCAATAATGTCAGTCATCTGTTCTCCGAGGGTACAAATTTAAAGGCTTTGTTTGCGTTGATAAGCCCGTAGGGGCTGGCGGTAAAGTTATGACCCTTGTAGCAGTCATAACAGTATTGCGTTGGCGACTTGATGTCGCACTTGCACTTGCGGCAGAACTTCCACGGCTTGCGCTTGATGGCTTTTTCGCGTTCTTCGGGGGTCATGCTTGCCCCCTGTCTCGGATGGCGTCAGTGCAGGCGTCAATGCCGCGCATTACACGCTCATCAAGTTGCAGCAGGCTTTGCTGCTCACACACCTTTGCACACGCCTCACGCTCGGCTTCAACAGCCTTGGCGATATGTTCATCCCACCGCAAACTTCGTAACTCACGCTCATCAGCACGGACAAGAACGGCAAAGCGATTGAGGGCCTCTACAAAACTGTTGTGGTCTTTGCCAAGTCCATATGTATCAAGCCAAGCCTCACGGGCCATATCTATCGTGGTTTTCATGTGTTACCCCTTGCTCGGATGGCAATCTTGATCGCTTCGGCGTGGCCGTTGCTGTCTAGCTCGTAGTCAACAATGTCACACGCAGCTTCACGCTCTGCCTGCACAGCCGCCTCACGCTCGGCCAGTATCTCGGCTTTGTGTTGCTTTTTCAGCTTCGCAATGTGGCGCAGGTGCTGGTCACACACTTGCTCCCACGCCTCACGCTCATCAGCACGGACAAGAACGGCAAACCGTTGTAGTGCGTCAACAAATGCCAAATGGTCTTTCCCAAGACCGTACACATCGAGGCGCGACTCACGCGCAAATTCGATTACGTCTTTCATGCCATGGCCCCCCGCATTTCCCAACCGAGTTGGAAGTACGCCCAACGTGTTTGAAGACCCGGATTCGTGTATTTCCCGGTATCAGACATACAAAAATCTCTGTAACCCTTGGTCCTCATGATGGCTTCAAACACCTGTTTTGCGCTGGTCATATGAGTGCCTCCACAATTATCAGTACCGCGGTGATCAGCCACCAGCAAAATGACACGGCAGTAATTAACGTGATGGTGCCCATTACCACCGTGAACGTCACATTGCCGACTGATAAGGCGCTTTCTTTGTGCGGGCAGTCGCGCCCTTGAGCGCAGTTGTTGTTACAGCATTTCATGAGTGCTCCCCCTTCGTTTGCTTTTCCAATGAAACCCAACCAAACCTTTTCCAAGTACGTTGTACGTCGGTATCGGACGCGTTGTGATACTTAAAATTTCTGTCGAGGATGCTAGGGCGTACCTCGGTTTGCGGGCGGTGGTGTTGATTTACCACTTTCAACTTGCGCTGTTTCATTTCGTCTCTCCTTCTATAACATTTGTTATGTTTGGCTCGATGATTACGAATGTGTTTGCTCCTGCCCTCATACCTGAGTCAGATACAAACTGCTCGGCCTCGATAAGTTTAAGCATACCGATTCGACTACGTACCCACTCAGGGAGTGTATTGTCGTCACAAATTTCAACTCTGTCTTTGTGTTCCACTACGTACGTATTCCCACGCCTAGTAACAACAGCGCCGTTCTTTTGCTGGCCTAGCACTTGTTGTACTTTGACAATAGTCTTCATGTCTTCTGTGGTTTGCTCTACTACCTCACGTTTTTCAATAAGCATACTATGCTCTTGCGGGGGGTAGTTGTCTTTGACATACG